ATGCGATTTCGTTTTGCTGCGCTTTCGTTGCTCTCAATGCTTCTGATCAACCTCGTCGGTTGCGGGCCGGGTTCGCAACTTGAGCATTCCGACGTGATGACGGAGAACGGGCGCGTATCGAAGCTCATCTATGTCCCGAGCGGACATGGCAGCGACGTGGCTGTAGGGTTCAATACGGGCAAAGACGGCGGGATGACATTCACGCCAATCGACATCGACATCCCTGCTCGTTATGGCGTTGTTTTCGAGTGTGAACACGGAAGCTTCGCGATCGAGGGTGAGAAGTGGGAATCGTTGTGGCGATCTCTCAAAGAAGGTGATCGAGTCGAGATTCAATACCGCGAAATCTACGAAGTCGATCTCACCAAGGCTAAGGATCATCCTGGCTATCGGAGGTTCCGCAAGCTCGACTTTCTAGGCGCGACCAAACGGCTACCGGAAGCAACATGAAACGGCTCATCCTGATCATCGCGTTGGCCCCTTGTCGCTTATGGGCCCAAACCCCTAATTTCGGCGGCGAGGAGAAGACGCGCTCACTCACCTACCGCGGCGTGACTGCGAACGCCCAGACCGATCCGGCCAATCACACCAGGAATCGGCATCCAACGAACCCGCGTTGGGGCGGTTGCGTTCCGAGCTCAGTGAGGACTGCGGCTCTTTACGCGGGGATCCCTGCCGACGAGATCGAGAAGTTTTGGGAGATCGCCCAGAGGGAAGTCGGCACAAACGGGACTCATCCCCAAATGCTCGAGAACATGGTTCGACGCGCTTTCCCGAACCGGAAGTGGGTTTCCTACGTCGGGACCAATCCCGACGAGGTTGAGCGCGTCTACAATCAACTCTCGAGCCAAGGGTTTCTCGTCAACTCAACGATGGGTTGGGGTGAACTGTATGGACAACAAATCATCGCACACATGGTTAGTGACCCACACTTCTCGACGAAAGACGGCTATGCGTGCGTCGAAGACAACAACGATGAACCAGGCGTCTATCGTTGGATGCCCGCTAAGGAACGGCTCGCTCGCGCGATGAGCGGTGGCCAGGCCTGGCTATTCGCGTTCGTCGAAGGGCGAAGCAAGTCAACGCTGGCGGCTATTGCGGTGATTCTGGCATGTGCTTGCGTGGTGACTGTCATCGTCATTGCGTCGGCTGCAACGGCGGCATGGACAATCCTCTTTACTTAAGGGCCTCGAGATGAATGCGTTGCTTATGCTACTCGCGCTTTGCGCGACCGCCCCCGGTGAACCCAAGGCCGAGCGGTGGGAACCGATGAAGCATCTTCCAGGTTGGGAGATGTTTGGAAAGAAGAATGCGAGCGGTCAGTTTATTTACTCGCAAACCAGGTTCAAGAAAGCCTTGCCCGCGAAAAACTACGGTGTGAACCTTTCGACGCCCCCCGCCTACGGGCACAGTCTGAACGGGCCCCCGAGTGACGTTGTGCGAGATCTCGCAAGCTCACTAGACAGCCCGGTTTCGTCCGGCGCGTCGGCCTCGTCTACCGTGGCGGATTGCGACGATGGGCGTTGCCCGCCGAATCGCAAACCCGACCAAGTTCCCGAGGTGAAACCCTGGCACGGGTTATCGCCCGGGGAAGCCAAGATTGCAATCATCGCGGTTGGAGGCAGCGTCTTCCTTGTCGTGTGCGTCGTCATGGTGTTCATCGTGTTCGCTATCGCGAGATACGCGTTCCGTACCTTCTTCAGCGAGTAACCAGACCTTCCAATGCTAGACACGCTCGCATATATCGCATTCGCTATTATGGGCATGGCTCTGATCTTCGGAGTCTTGCTCTTTCTGTTTCTTGGTGCGGTGGGAATGAGAAGAAGTGCGAAGAAACCCGCCGCATCGGGAACCGGACTGATCAACCCGGAAGATCGCAACCTTGACTGGCTGCGGCAACGTTACCCGGCCCCTCGAGATCCGCCCCCGCCCCTCGAGCTCGATCAAATGCATGTCAACTACGCTCGCAAGCGTCGGGATGAGCAAGAGATCGCAGAGATTCGCAGGCGATTAGATGCGAGCGTCGGCGTAACTCCCCCCTCGAACCCGGTGGCGCAAGCCCCAAACTCACAGTAGGGCCGAAACGTTCCGGCCTGGGGCGCTCGTTCCTTTATCTTCCACCCCAATTGAAAAGGCTGATTGATGCCGCGCTACAGACTGAGCAAAAGCTTCCACCTTGACGTGATTCAGGTTCCCGGACCCGAAGCGCCGCCGACCGGCAAGAGCGACGTTGACGAAGAAATTCTCGAGATCGCAGACAGCGCGCTCGTCATCCGTCTTCCGGCGACTCATCCCGACACGCACAACAAGCTTCTTGAGGAACGCGTTTACTTGGTTCCCCATGACCAGGCCCCCCCGGCAACGGTGGAGGAGTATCTTTCGAGCGAACTCCCGTTCACAAGCGTCGATGTCTCGGCGTACCACGGGCAGGACGCTACCGAACTCTCGATTCCGTTCCCGGAAGTCAACCGACTGGCCCCTTACTTCGGGCAGATCGTTCAAGGTTACGAGGAGTAACCGATCTCCTCGAGATCGGCCAGGACGACGAACAAGAGGGGCGGAACGCCAGGGCCTCAAAGCTCTGGCGGTTCGCCCCTTCCCATTGAAGATTGACGAAACACTCCGAAGTAGAGTTTTGAAAACGAGAACAACACATGATCTATCCGCAACTCATCCTGATCGCGCTTTCCATGTTCAGCCTGACTTTGCACCTGGCGCAACACGGGCAGGAAAGGACGTCGAAGGTTAGCTTCCCGTCCTACTTCGTTGCTGTGGTAATTCAAACGGTCCTACTCTATTGGGGCGGCTTCTACGATGAGTTGATTCGCAGGCTGGCGAATGCCTAAGCGAATCCCTACGTCAAGGCCCAACCTTCCGTTACGTCATTCTCGCATTCGTTCCCAGCAATACGAACGTCAACCATCACGCCAGGCGGATAAGAACTTCTACTCGTCCAAGCGATGGATGAGCGTTCGACGCTTGAAGCTCTCGCTCAATCCGCTCTGTGAAGACTGCTATCAGCTAGGCCGAGTCGAGCCAGCGAAAGACGTTCATCACCGCAAGGAACGGAAAGACTTTCCCGACCTGGCTTACGACCTCGAGAACCTTCAATCCCTCTGCAAGCCTTGTCACAACGGCAAGAGGAGAACACGTTGAACCTGCGAATCGTTACCAAGCACGGCTTTACGCGAATCACGAACGCGGATACGGGTGAGGAGATCAAGCGAGTTCTGGGCGTAAGCTTTGATCATAATTTGGATACCGACGTTCCGATTGTCTCGCTCACTTTGCTAGTCGATAGCCTCGAGATCGAAACGGACTGCGAGGTTGCTTGCTCCAAGATCGAAGCGGGAAGCGAGCGCCCAACGCCCCCTATCGCAGACCAGAACGTGACATGGTTCAAACTTCCGGCCTGCTTTACCCGACGCTCCAAAGCGCCTGGGGCCGGGCATCCCGCCCCACCCCAGGGGGGAGGGTAATTTCCTACCGTCTGGGGCATCGGAGACGCACGACCTCCTTTGCACGTTTTTACACGGTTCAAAAAAGTTCCCGCACGTTTTATATGTGTGAAGTCTGATGGCTAAGCGCGGAAGAAAGCCGAAGTTGAGCGGCAAGGTCGGGGCCTCGAGGAAACCGTCAATCAAGGTGCCCGATTACCTCGAGGGCGTTGCGGCAACCGAGTATGTGAGGGTTGCGGAACGGCTTGCCGACGCCGGAACACTGGACAGTACGGACACGAGATTGATCGAGCTTTACGCGATCAATTACGACCTGATCTTGAGAGCTCGAGAAGAGATTCTCCGGGGGGATTCGCTCGTCTTCATTACTGACAAGGGAGGAATGCAGCAACACCCTCTCTTGACCTATGTGAACGCGGCGACGATCCGACTCAAGGGCATCATTGAAACGCTAAGCGCGATCAAGCCGACCGAATCCAGCAACGATGAGAAGGTTGAAAAGAGCGGGTGGGGCGATCTAATACCAATGAACGTCGGATAATGGACCCTGGCGAACACGCCATTGCGTTCATTAACAAGCTCACTCATACGGGGGATTACGCGGGCGTTCCCTTCGCTCTGCGACCCTGGCAAGCGGATCCGATTCGCAAGCTTTTCGGTACGCTACGCCCCAGTGGGATTCGGCAGTACCGCAAGACCTTTTGGGCGCTCCCGCGCAAGCAAGGCAAAACCGAGCTTGTAGCGGCTGCGGGAATGTACCTGCTACTCGGCCAAGGGAAGCCGAACCAGAAGATTTACACAGCGTCGGGCGACGTTGAACAGGCCTCGCTTATCTTCCAAGCGATGGTCGATATGATTCGCTTCGATCCTGTGCTCGAGAGCTTGACGACGATTTATGAGGGATACAAGAGGATCGACTTCCCTCGAGGCAACTCGTCAATCAAGGTTCTCTCGAGTGTGCCCAAGAGCAAACACGGACTCGGCCCGACATCGGTACTTATTGATGAGTATCACGTGATCAATGAGGATCTCGTCAACATTCTCACGACCGGATTCGGCGCTCGAAAAGAACCCCTGACTTGGATGATCACGACTGCGGGGTGGGACACAACCTCTCTTTGCTATGACGAATGGCAACACGCGCTCGCGGTTCGCGATAACCCGGCCCACGATCCGACATTTCTTCCCGTCATCTATGCCGCCGATCCCAAGGATGACTGGCACGACGAAGCGACGTGGTTTAAGGCGATGCCCGCGCTTGGGGATTTCTGCAACCTCGAGACGATCCGCGAAGAACACGATAAGGCGGTTGCTAGACCTCGTTTCGAGAACACATTCAAACAGCTTTACTTGAACCTTTGGACTGAACAAGCCTCCCGGTGGCTGCAAGTCGATCGGTGGAACGCGTGCGCCGTACCCGTGCTTGAGCCCCCCGTTATTGCATGAGCATTCCTTGCTACGCTGGCATCGACCTGGGAGTGATCGGCGATATGTCGTCGCTCGTTAGAGCGTTTCCCAACGATCTCGGTGGCCTCGACTTTCATCCGAAGTTCTGGGTTCCGAGGGATGGGCAATGGCTTCAAGAGCCTCATAACAAAATCTTGTATTCGCTCTGGGAAAAGCAAGGTTGGCTCACATTCACTGAGGGCGAATCGACCGACTTTGACCAGGTTGAAGCCGATCTCCTCGAGCTCAATGATTTGACCCCTTTCCGGTCGCTCACAGCCGACCGTGCGTATGCGTCGATGCTTCTTAGCCGACTGTTCAACACCTACGGCTTACCCGTTTTTGCGATCTCGCAGGGGCCAGTCACGCTCAATGAGCCCATGACCCGTTTCGAGGCGATGCTACTCGCAGGAACGGCCCGTCATCCCGCGAATCCTGTATTCGATTGGAACATTAGCAACGCAACCGTGAAGACGACTTCGACGGGATTAATGCATCTCGATAAGTCGCAAAAGACCCGACGTATCGACGGCCTGGCGGCGGCGATTAACGCGGTTCACGGTTGGCTTATGGATAGCGGGGCCGAGTCGTCTGATTCGGTCTATAACGAACGAGGGCTTTGGCTACTGTGAATTACGATCGACTCAAGAGCGATGGAACCGCATCGGGAACGTCACTCGGTGCAGAGGATCGCGGCGTTCTTGGCGAGGAATCATGGTGGCAAACCCCTAGCGGCGCTGGCGTTGCTGTCACGCATAAGACCGCGCTAGGCCTTTCAGCTTACCTGGCGGCGATCACGGTACTTTCTACCGATATCGCAGTCTTGCCGCTCACAGTCTATCGTCGCTTCGACGATCGCAGTCGAGAGAAGCAACCACAACACGCGGTGCATGAGCTTATGACACGCTCCCCCGATGGAGAGCGTACGCCGATCGCCTGGCGTCGAAGTTGGATGTTTCATGCACTTCACACGGGTAACGGATTTGCCGAGATCGAGCGAAGTCAGCGGGGCAGACCAATAGCGCTTCACTTGCTTGACCCTGGAACGACTGAGCCCCTTTATGTGAATAAGAAGCTCGCATACCGGATCGGTAGCGGACGCATCATCCCCTCAGCCGACGTTCTACACATTAGCGGTGTTGGATACGACGGGCTTACCGGATTCGACCCGGTGCGACTGCAATCGGAAACGCTCGGTCTGGGGCTCGCGGCGCAATCCTATGCGGCGGATCACTTCGCGAACGGTTCGGACCCTGGGGGCGTTCTGCGAATCCCGAAGCGTCTCGATGAGGCGGGATACAAACGGCTTCTCGCGGGCTGGGAAGCGCGTCATCAGGGGCCGGGAAAGAGAAAGCGAGTCGCTCTCCTCGAGGAAGGCGCCGAGTTTCAACAGACTGAGACAAACCCCGAAGACAATCAACTCGTCGATACGCGGAAATTCCAAGTTCTCGAGGCGATTCGTCATACCCGCGTTCCCCCGAACAAGGTTGCGGACCTCTCCCAAGCTCACTTGGCGAACCTCGAGGCGAGCAACCTTGATTATCTCATGACGGCGCTTCTCGGTTGGCTCGAGACGATCGAGCAAGAAATCAATTTGAAGCTGTTCACTCGAGGCGAATGGCTTAACGGCTACTATGTCGAACACAACGTTGACGCGCTCTTGCGTGGTGATATCCGCACGCGTTTCGAGGCATATTCCAAGGCGATCACGGGCGGCTGGATGTCCAGAAACGAGGTTCGCGCTCGCGAAAACATGAATCCAATTCCTGCGAACCAGGGCGGCGACCTCTATACGGTTCAAAGCCAGAACATCCCGCTAGGCCAATCAGGAGCGAATGCAAGCAATGCCGGAAACGCACAAACCGACTCGGCCTGATCGCGAAATACGCGTGATGGTGGCGGATCTTCGGATTCAAACCCGCGAAGAAAGCTCCCCCCTTATTGTGGGACACGCGGCGGTATTCGATCAATGGACGACGCTTTACGAAGGGCGTTATTGGACCTGGCGAGAAGTCATTCGACCTGGGGCGTTCACAAACGCTCTGAACGAGAGCCAGGACGTTCTAGCATGCGTCAATCATGATCGAGGGCAGATCCTAGGGCGTTCGACTTCACATACGCTCTCGCTCTCGCAGGATGCGACGGGATTACTCGCAACGATCACCCCCCCTGATACTCAACTCGCGCGTGATCTCGTCACGTTGATACAACGCGGCGACCTATCAGGAATGTCGTTCGCCTTCTCGGTGCGAGCGGGGGGCGAAAAGGTAACGATCACGCGGGCCGACGAACACGAGCTCGAGGAAAGAGAACTCCTCGACTTGGATTTGTTTGATGTGTCGGTGGTGACTGATCCCGCGTATCCGCAAACCGACGTTGCGGTGAGATCCAAGGCCGAGATTCGCGACAAACCTCGTCGTGATCCCTGGCTTGATAGTGCGAGTGTGCGATTGAGACTTGCTGAGGCGATGTGACTCAGCTTGCTCCCTTTTCCTTTCTTTCAGGACATTTGAAAATGCCTATGACTTCCGTTGAGATTCGCGAGGAGCGAGCGACGATCATTTCCGAAGCTCGCAAAAGCTGGACTGAGGCCGAGACCCGCGAAGGGGGCCCGACAGCCGAAGACAAGCAAAGCTTCGACAAGGCAATGGATGGAGCTGACGAACTCCTCGAGCGAGCGACTCGGCTCGAGCGCCTCGAGCGGGCGACTGGCGACCTTGATGAGTCTCGAGGGCGCGTTTCCGATCCGCTTGAGCCGAGCGCCTCGACTGGCGAAACGGATCCAAAGCAGGATGAGGCTCGTAAGCGCGAGGCGTTCCGTTACTTTCTCCAAACCGGGGAGATTCGGCGCGATCTCCAACACGAGCACAGACGCGCAATCGGCATCATGTCCGAAAGTCGAGATACCATCATCTCGACCGACTCCAAGGGCGGCTTTTTGATCACGCCGACGCAGATCAGCAACGATATCGTGAAGGCGATCCGCAACGAAGTCTTTATTCGTCGGCTCTGTGAGGCAGCGGGTTCCGTTACCACGGTCAAGGAAGCCAAGAAGCTCGGTATCCGCAAGATGGCAACGGCAATGTCCGATGCAAACTGGACAACCGAGGTTGCGGCTGTGACCGAGGATACCACGATGGCTTTCGCCCGCCGCGACCTCGAGCCGTTCCTCTGCTCCAAGCTCGCAAAGGTTTCGATCCGAACCCTGATGCTATCGACCGAGGCCGAGAACGAGGTTACTGGCGAACTTGGCTATAAGTTCGGCGTTACCGAGGAGAAGGCGTTCATTGCCGGTGACGGTTCGGGTAAGCCCCTGGGAGTGTATACGGCTTCCGCCGATGGGGTTAGCACAGCACGCGACATTACGGCGTCGGCAACCACGAGCTTTACCGGTGACGATCTCATCAATATGAAGTTCTCGCTCAAGGCGGGTTACATGCGAGACCCGTCAACCGCGTGGGTTCTTCACAGAGATGCGGTCAAGATGGCTCGTAAACTCAAGGTTGCGAGCTCAACGGGCGGGAACGATCAAGAGTATGCCTGGCAACCTGGCTTGACTGAGGGCGAACCCGATCGAATCTTGGACATTCCCTATTATATGAGCGAATACGCTCCCAACACGTTTACGCCGGGCCTTTATGCGGCGGTTCTCGGTTGCTTCCGGTTCTACCGGATCGCTCAACTCGCAGACACGGTGATTCAACGCCTCGTCGAGCTCTACGCGGCGACGAACGAGGTTGGATTCATCGGGAGGCGATGGGTGGACGGCGCGCCGGTTCTCGAGGAAGCCTTCGCGCGGCTTAAGCTCGCGGCAAGCTGACGATTCGGGCCGTTCGGTGGCATTTCATCTGCCGAACGGCTCATATCCCTCATTTTGGAGCTTGAACCTATGAAAATCCGCATGAAAACCACGGCTCGAGGGCCGGAATGGGGCGCGGATGAGGGTCAAATCGTCGATCGACCCGACGACGAAGCGCGATATCTCATCAAAAAGGGCTTTGCTGAGCCCGTTGCGAGCCTCGTCGAAACGGCTGTGAAGCCCCCTCAAAACGTCCAAACGGCGACCAAAAAGCCCTAAAAACCCGTGAAAACACTCGTTATTCCGCCTACTGAGGAACCGATTTCGCTCGAGGAAGCCAAGCTCCACCTGCGAAACCCGGTGGATTTAGACAATCCGCTCATCACGCTCTTTATCACGGCGGCGCGTCGGGCGTGCGAGACGTGGATGCGTCGAACGTTCATCACTTCGACCTGGGATTATCGACTCGATCGGTTTCGCGGTTGCCTCGAGGCGATCTCGCTCCCTGGCCCCCCGTTGCAATCCGTCGAGTCGATCAAATACGTCGGTCTCGACGGCTCACTCGAGACGCTCGATCCCGCGAAGTACGTGGTCGAAGACGGAACGGACTCTCGAGTCTCGCTCGCGTACGGGCAGGCCTGGCCTCGGGCGAGACGACAAGCGGGCGCGGTAACGATCCGCTACGTTGCGGGCTACGGTGGGGCGTCCGACGTTCCCGCATCCATCAAGGCGGCGATTCTCTTGTACGTCACGGCGCTCTATGAGAACCGAGGGGAGGCGAATATCCCGCTTCCCGAAGCGGCTCGGTATCTTCTCGCAGCCGAGGATTGGGGATTCTACGGGCAATGAATACTGGAAAGCTTCGGCATCGCGTGAAGCTTCAACGCTGGGTTGCAACCGAAGCGGGTTCCTACGGAGAGAAACGCGGATCCTGGGTTGATATCGACGAATATTGGGCCGATGTGACCACGCTCTCTGGACAAGAGGGCGTGTTCGCACAGCAAGTTACCGCAACGGCGACTCACCAGGTTCGGATGCGATGGATGCGGAACATCGATCCGAAGATGCGGTTCATGTTCAAGGGCCTGGCTCTCAACATTGAGGCCGTTCACAACGTTGAGGAGCTCAACCGGGAACTGATCATCACTTGCACGAAAGTCGCGGTGAACTGATGGCACGCAAGGCCGGAAAGGGCATCGAATATACCATCACGGGCGTCAAGGAAATCAGGAACGCGTACAGGTTGCTTCCTAAGAAGGTGGCCAACAAGGTTGTCCGGCAATCCATTCGCCAAGCCTTGAAGCCTATGCTCTCGCATGCGAAGCGAACCGCTCCGAAGGGCGAAACGGGCATGCTCCGAAAGAAGATCAAGATCCGCACTCGCGCCAAGAAACGCCGCGGCACTATCGCGCTGGATGCACGCGTAGGCGAAGGCGATTTCAAGGGAGAAACCTACTACGCGGCGATGGTTAATTTCGGCACTTCGATGCAACCCGCCCAGCACTTCATGGAACGATCCTTCGACGCAACCAAAGGCAAGGCCGAGACGGACGTGAAAGAGTTCATCAAGCAAGGCACCATTGAGGAGTGGAAGAAACTATGAGCACTCAATGGGTGCCGAGTTCGATCGAGGATTTAGACGACAACCTGCCCCAAGATCGGGTTGTTGACTTGGTTGATGACCTGGCTGATTGCGCCAAAACGACATCGACCTATGCCGATCCAGAGTGGATTACGGGCCTCGCGGGCTCAAAGATCACCGGCAACATCTCGGGCAACGCGGGATCGATCACCGGCTCGATCCCGCAGTCCCAGGTGAACAATCTGACCACCGACCTGGCGGCCAAGGCGGCGCTGGCAGGAGCGGCGTTCACTGGCGCAATCTCGGCGCCCAGACTTGACTGTACCGCTAACAACAGTGGCCTTTGGACCAGCAATTCGTTGACCCGAATTTTCACGAATGGGTCAACGGATTGGACTGCTCGGGCAGCCAATTCCATCGCCTTTCAAATCAACGGGTCCAATTATCTGCAACTTGATACTGGCGGTGGTGTGCGATTCTTCCAGGCACTTCGGCTCATCGCTGTCGCCGACTCGTCTGCACAACCCGGTGCGATTTGGTGGTCGACCAACACCGCCGATGTGCTGTTTGCAAAGACGCCATCGAACGCCACGCGGACCATCTTATTTAAAGAGACGTTGACGTTGCCGGTCATGGCCGACGCGAGTATCCCGAATGGCGGTATCGCGTGGTCATCTGGCGATGCGAACGTACTGAAGTGCCGCACGCCTGCTGGCACTCTCAAAACTATAACTTTTGATCCTTAATGTGAGGCCCGCATGCCGATCGAAGCGACTGAGCCCACGGAAATCGTCGCCAGTTATGACAAGTGGGCGTTCATGATTTCCACGACGGATTACCCTTGCGCCAAGCCTGGCGAGATTGAGCCCGCCACGGTTGGGCTCGTGTTGAGTTTGGCCAAATTTCGCATTAGGCCGGGCGACAATGTTCCCGAGCTGTCTCCACTTCCTGCTGACTATAAATCGCTACGCATCGACGACATTTATACGCTTGCGTCCACGAACCTTAAAGTGGCGACAGCTCTTCAGGCTTTAATGGAAGCCGTTGAGGATGTGGCGGGAAGCGAGGGGCTATTGTGAGCTTCATTCTACCGCGTTCGGTTAACTTCGGACGAAAGGGGCTTACAACCGTTGCATGGTCGATCAATGGGGGCTCGAGTTGGTTCACATCGGGAGTGAGCGAATCCCCCGTCAATTCGGGCATCTATAAAGCGTCTATAACCTTTCCTGACGGTTTCTCTGGCAAGTTGGACTGGAAGACGGGGGAGGGTGACGCAACTGAGCGCTACGCGGCTGAGGATATCACGCCGAACGGTGGCGCAAGCATCCTCGACGAGATCGCATCGGACGTGTCTGGATTCGGTGTTGCGTCGGCTTCCATCGTATCAGGAGTGATTCAAGACGCGGCGCCTGAGGCTCGCTCGTTTGTGATCGCTCTCGATGACAACGCGGACGTTCCCGCAGGAAATAACTTTGTTGGACTGTGGCTGTGCTTCACGAGCGGCGATCTGGCCCCAGCAAAGCAGGCGATTACAGACTATCGCAGGCTCACCACGAAGACGGCTTATATCAAGGTTGCGGTTGCGTTCCCTAGCGCTCCCGCGAACGGGGATCAAATCAGCATTATCTAATGGATCCAAGTCTAATCAACCTCTTGCTTAGAAGGCGAACGCGGCCCGCCCCCGTTCCTCTCTCTCGAGGAACCGACTTTGAAAGCGCTCTCGTCGCCCGCCTCAAATCGCATCCCAAGCTAGACGAGATCATCGGCGAACGGCTCTTTCCTCTCGCCATTCCCGAGGAGATCGACCGTTCCTTGCCTTGTCTGGTTTATGCGATCACGGGCAATGAGCGAGCTCGAAACCTCTCCGGCCCGAGCGGGATCGCAACGGCCCGCGTTCACTTCGACGCACGATCGCCAAGCTATCCCGACTGCAAAGCGATTCAGGAGCTCTTGCGGCAATACGACGGCTTCCGTGGGCCGTTTGCTGGGGACATTCGCGTTTGCTTTGCACAGATCGAGACGCATTCCGACTCGTATGAGTGGCCCGATGACGGTTCCGACGAGGGAATGCAACACCTATCAGTTACGTATTACTTCAAGTATCGGGAACCTCTCCCGAGTCTTTAACCCGAGGGCCTACCCGCAATGTCAAAGGTTCTACCGAACGAGGGAAGCAAGCTTTACGTCGAGATCGCGACGGTAATGACTGAGATCCCTCGAGTGATCAGCATGACGCCCCCTAGCCCAACGGTTGCGTCAATTCCTACCACGGCGCTCACTTCGTCTGAACACGAGAAGCGCCCCTCGAGACTGGCAGACCCCGGGCAACTCTCGTTCACGATCGAGTATGACCCGAACGACACTGTTCATAAGGCGCTCTTCGAGCAATTCGACGCAAAAGCGATCCTGAATTGGAAGTTCGAGATGGTCGACGATATGGACACCCCAGCACGTGAGGAATTCACAGCATTCATCACGGGTATTGAAGGGGAAAGCGTCGAGATCGAAACCAATCACGAGCGCACGTTCAATCTTGAACTGACCGACGAGATCGAACGAACGGCGGGGGCAAACACGCCCTAATCCTATCCATTCTGATTCTGACGTCAATACATAACCTAGCGTTTAGATTTGGAGCTTATTGGACATGTTGACTCGTGAACAGATTCTCGCAGCCGACGACTTGCCTCGAGAGAAGGTTGACACCCCCGAATGGAACGGCGAGGTATGGGTGAGAACGCTCACAGTCGGCCAGCGAGAACGCTGGGAACGCATGGTGGCGGATCACCAGGGCGAGATCTTGCCCACCGTGGTTGTCATGACGGCCTGCGATGAGGCCGGGAACCTGCTCTTTACCGAGGAGGACATTCCCGCGCTCGCGGGCAAGTCGGCCGCGCCGGTGGGGCGGATCGCGGAAACCGCGCTCAAGCTCGCAAAGGTTTCTGCGAGTGATCAAGAGGAGTTGAAAAAAAACTAAAGGGTGAGCCGCTCTATCTGTTCAAGTTCAAGCTCGCTCTCGCCCTTCATAGAGAAGTGCGAGAGATCGAGCGCATGAGCGAAACGGAATTTCGCGGCTGGCTCGCATACGATCAACTCTATCCCTTACCCGATCCGCATTGGGATGCCGCGCTCATTGCATCGACCATGATGCGGGCGATGGGCTCAAAAACCGCACGGCTCGTGCATTACTTACCCGTTAAAGACTCCGAGAAACAACGCACCGGGCCGACGAACGGCGCGGCGATTCTCGCGGGGATCCGCCGACTTAAGGCGAGGTTGAAATATGGCAACAATTAAAGACATCGCCATTGGTATGTCGGTAAATCCGAAAGACTTCAACCAGGGTCTTAACTCTGCGGACAGTCGCCTAACGAAGTTCACAGAACGTCTCAAGAGCCTGAATACGGGCGTCGGTGGGAAGCTTACCGCGCTCGGTGGGGCGATCGGGGGAGGACTTCTCGGCGCTCTGGCGCTCAAAGGGACCGTCGAAGGGATTGCTGAGATCGCGATGAAGGGCGCGGAGATGAACGCGCTACTCGGTAAGACGGGCGTGATCTTTGGCGACTCGGCGCGCATCATTCTCGACGAGGCCGATGCGATCGCGGACCGGTTCGGTGTGGTTCGCGGGGAATTCATCAACGCGGCGGTTGACCTGGGAAGCATGTTCAAGGGCGCTGGCGCTTCGCAGAAAGAGGCGGCGAAGCTCGGCGTGACGATGGCGAAGTTGGGCATCGACATGGCCAGCTTCAGCGATGCCGTGAATCAGGACGCGTTCGGAGCTCTCAAGTCGGCTCTTAAGGGGGAAAGCGATCCGATCGAAGCGTTTCTCGTCACGCTCAACGCTGAGAAGATCGCGACGGAGGCCGTTACTTCCGGCCTAGCGAAGAACAAAAACGAGATCGACGATCTTGCGAAGAAAACGGCAACGCTCAATCTCATCTTGAAGCAAACCCGAGACGCGCAAGGCGATCTTGCCCGAACGTTCAATGAGACTGGAAACCAGGTCAAGGCGACAGGTGGGCGATTCGAGAATCTCAAGGTGGAAGCGGGCCTTGCGATCCTGCCGATTACGGAAGCCGTTTCGAAACTGGCTAATAGCGCTATGGTCGAATTGACCAAGGCAATCTCGGGAAATCGCGATGCGGTAATGGACTGGGCACAGCAGAACGCGGCGGCAACCGGCGCTGTGTATTCCGGGTTCGCTCAAGTCGGCGTTGGCATCGCGGCAACCGTCAACATTATTCAAGACCTGGGTATTGCTTTTAAGGCTGTTGAGTTCGGCATCCTGAACTTTGAGTACGCGGCAATCCGAGCGTTCACAGCGGCTGCGAAAGTGATCGACGCGTTGCTGGCGAAGATCGCAGGGGCTAAACCAGAAGATTTCTCTGCCTGGGATGCGGACGTTGCAGCGGCTAAAGCGGCTGCGATCCAGGCGCAGCAAGATCTAGCCGCCGCGCGCAACCAGCCATGGAACGGCGACAAGATTATCGACATGTTCGCTCGCATCAAAGACTCGGCCTCTCAGATGAGTGCTTCGGTAGCGACGTCCGTCAAGTCAATGGGCAAGGAAGTCTCAGAGGCAGCTTTCGCCATGAGCAAAGCGATTGGCGACCTTGAGGCCAAGTTCAAGTTCGAACTGGCTACGTCGGGAATGTCGAGCCGCATGGCGGAAATTCACAAGCTCGCGACCCAGGGTGCAACGGCCGCACAACTGAAGAACGTCAGAGCTCTCGGCTTACAGCTTGACGCGAAAGACCAGTTGGCTGCGGCGAAGTCCCTACCGACTCATGCCGGGGCTGCCCTTGAGGGATCGACTGAAGCCTATTCAGCGAGGCTCAGATTCAAAGGGCAAGAGACGACCGACAGCACCAAAAACCTCGTCAAGAAAGCTGACGAGCAGGTTGTCTTGCAAAAGCAGATGACCGGCTTGCTTGGAAAGTGTGCGAGCGCTCTCGATGCGATGAAAACGAACTCTGGCGTATGGCCGGTAACCGGAATATGAGCATTACATACGATGAAATCTTTGGTGGCCGTGGTTCGAGCCTCGACCCCAACTGGGGACGTTTCTATACCCGACAATGGCGGGCCATAACCGACGATCCAGCCATCGGCCCGAAGACGGTGCGTGATAGCGCTCCCGTTGCAAGGGGGGATGCGTACGTTTCCGGATCGGAGTCGGACGCAGGCTCGTTTTGTCAGAATCTCACCGTCCAAGAGGATGGACAAGCTAACGACGGATGCCAGTGGATCGTAACGGCTGAATACGGCCCCTTCGATGTGATATCGCTCACACCCGAAGTGCCTACGACTCAACGCCCTCGCGTTTCGTTCGACTGGGTGGAGTATGAGCGACCACTTGAGCAAGATGCGAATGGTGATCCGATCGTGAATAGCGCGGGGGATTACTTCGATCCCCCCGTCATGACCACGGTCTCTAACCCGCTCATGCGGATCGAGCGGAACGAAGCCGGCTACAACCTGGGGCTCGTCGCTGACTGCAAGGGACGCATCAACGATGCGTTGTGGTTCGGAAGGGCCGCAAAAACATGGAAGTGCGTGAACATCCTTGGAACAGAAACAACGGGCCCAGACGGCGAGATCTATTTCATTGTCGTTTATGAGTTTGAATACAAGGCTGAAGGCTGGGATATCCCTGTGTTAGACCAGGGAATGCACGAGCTCGTTTCCAGCACCAAGGTCAAGATACGGGACAGCAACGGATCCTGGGTGTCGAGTCCGTGGCCACTCAACGCGGATGGCACCAAGAAGGCTGCGACCGATGATGCCGAATTCATCGTGTTCGAATACGAACAGATCGACTTCACCGTGTTCAATCTCGACGCCTTCTACGATGAGGAAGTGCTCGCAGGAAGGTTGATCTAA